TTAATCTATCTCCAAATAGTGTTCCTGTTGAGTCACCTTGTATTGGTGTTCCACTAGTCTCAGGAGTTCTGATAACTAATGTTGTGTCATACTTCAAGTTACCACCTACATCAATCATTCTTACAACATCACCTGTTTGTGGTGCTGCTGGTAGTGTAACAATTAATGTTTGTGTATTCTGAACATTGACCATGTATATTATATTTGCAATCAATGATAGATCTGCTTCTGGTGACGCTGCGGATAAGTATCTTGTATGTCTTGCACCACTTGATGTAGTGAAGTTTGTTAATCCGAATGCATCAATCGAACGATCTTGTTTGATAGTGTATTCACTACCACCATTTATACCTAGATTCTGTACTGAGAATACATCTGACTCTGTTGGTGATGCTGATGATACACCTGTGACTGTTAGAGTTGTCTTAGCAGTTACGTTACCTAAGTTGTCAACTGAGAATGATGGTGTGCAATTTAATGTTAGGAGAACGTTTTCTGGGCAGGATGATGGATATAAGAAGAAGTCTCCTCTAGCAAGTACACCAGCATCCCAATATAATAGACCTTGGTGATCAGCATGTCCGTCATCATTAACAAAGTGGAATAGTTTTGTCTGTTTAACACTATCGTAAATTACAAAGTTACCACCCGCTAGTGTTAGGTTATCTGTGACATTTAGACTACCCTCTCTATATGACTTAGCACCATCACCAACTTGCTCATTCATCACTGATGTATGAGTCTTACCATATAATCTACCAGTTACAATTCCAAGAATTTCAACACCAGTAGTTGTATTTCTAAATCTTAACCACTGTTTGTAGTCCAGTTTAGATTGTGAGATATATCCTCTCTCTAGTATTACAGAGAGATAATCATTACTTACACCAGCAACTAATCTTTGTCTGATCTGAGCATCAGTTACGAGAGATTGTGTCTCATGTTTGATAACTCTTCTAACAACATCAGCAGCACTGTGACTCATGTTGACTGTTCCTTCCTGTGCTCTAGTTGCAACGATTGTATTCGTTCCATCTACAACATCAGTGATTGTCATAAATTCAATCTGACCAGTTACACCTGTGAATGATGCTAGAGGTCCTACAGCAATTAAGTCTCCTATCGCAAACTTACCAGTTCCTTCTCCAAGAGATTGAACTGCAATCTGTAAAACAGATGCACTGTTACCAGCAGCAGTTGATATAATAGTTGTATTAGGACCATTACCCTGTATTGACTGTGGATCTGCGTAGTAACCATATGTGATTATCTCTGATGCATTCAATGCTGTTGGTAGATCAGCATTTGTAAGAATACTACCACTGCTAGACCATGCTAAGTTGACATCAAATCTACCAGCATGTGTTCCGATTGTTGTTGTTCCTGAGCATGTATCAACATCAAATGTAGTGTTGAGTCCACCATCAGTTGTAGTCAGTCTTTCGTTCCTGCTTGCTCTGAATGTAGTTCCAGTTACTGACTGTGCTCCAATAATATTGGATGTTAAGTAAATAGCACCACCAAATACAAAGTCAACAGCAGTATCTTGTAGTAAAAAGAGTGGTGATGAATCTGTAACGACAGATAGAACATCGCCCTTCTTAATATCATTGATTGTCTTACCAGAAGTTGTAATTGATACGTTAGTAATTACATTTGATCCAGCAGCAGCATCACCTAAGAATGAAATATCACTGAGAGTACCACATCCACCAGACATATTGAGTGATGAATTGATTGTAACAATAGAACCAGGTACGGCTGGGTTACCAATTTGTACCTCACCTGTTACAGAGTTAACTTCAAATACATCTAAGTCTGGGTCAGCACAATTAGAAACTCTAAACTTCTGTACTTGCTGATCTAATGATGTAATAACCTTGATATATTCTGGAACTTTTGGTGAATCATCTCTGTCAACAATGATGTAATCATTGCTTGTTAGATTACCACCAAACTCAGATAAGTATACACTATCAGTTGCACTGGTATCATTGTCAAGTGCTTGCTCTGTCCATGTAGCATCAAACTGTACGTTAACCTTGTATATTGGTGTAGTATCAACGTGATTACTTAATACACCACCAAATGCACCAAATGGTTGACGCTTGACTTTGATGTAGTAAGGTGCTTCACTTATTCTTGTAAGTTCTACAACTTGTAGAATCTCTGGATGACTGGTTGCAGATGATCCTGCACCAACAGTAGCACTATCAACTATGATATAGTCGTTAGTTCCAAAGTATGGATCGCCATTTGCTTTGACTGGAGCAAACTTAAGTGGTAAGTAGTACTCATCGCCAGATAGACCAGATAATATAATTGGTTCAACTGCTCCACCAGTATTGATTGAGTTCTGATATGATGCTCCACCCCATTGTCCTGCACCAGCAGTATCAACTTGGTTGTATCCTTCTTCGTTTGTCTGTTTTACGAGTACATTTAAGATGTCAACGTTCTTATTGAATAATGCCTGTGATATAATACCATCTTCATGTGAAACTATATCTGTTCCTAACTGTGCTCTTCCACCAGTAAATGCGAATGATGCAACACCACCACAAAGATGGACATCACCATTAAACTTAGCAGATGCAATAACTTCTAACTGGTTATTGATAGTAGTCTTACCACCCTGACCAGCGACATTAATTTCAGATGCGTTAGTAGCAAAGTTAATGATTGAAGGTCCTCCAGAGTTGGAGAAGAAATCAACCTGTGATGCTTGAGACTTAAGTTCAACAGTATCACCACTTGCTCTGCGGAATCCTAACCACATATCACCATCAACTCTCAAGTTTCTAGTCTTGATCTTGGTGTATGATAAGTCTTCGTTAGTGTTAGCATATGCACCACCAATTTCTACCTTAGAAATGCTAGTGCCAGCACTGTCAGGTGTTGCACCTAACCATAGGTTACTGTGTGCAGATGAACCACCAACATATATGAACTGATCTGCAGTGCTATCATTGAATAGATTAGCAGTTGTAACCTGACTACCTATGTTTAATGTACCAACGAATGTAGTATCATCGACTAGGTTAAATGTTCCTGTTGTCTGTGATGTTCTGATCTCAGCAATTACACCATCGCCATTAACTTCGATGTCATGCTCAAATCTAGCATCAGCAGTGAATCTTGATGTTCCTGCTACAACCAGAGCTCTGTCTAGGTTAGCATTACTTACATTGATACCAACACGACCACTGTTTGTAGTTGCTATTCTGAATACTGATATGTCATTAGGAGCAGAACTATCTCCACCAACTAATAATGCATTGTCAACAGCAGTCTTATCACGATCAGCAAACTGTGTATGCTGTAAGAAGTCAGCAGTTGTTCTACCACTGATGAATGCTGTACCAACAACATCTAAGTTAGCACGTGGATCTGTTGTAAGGTTATCAACAAACGCATTTTCATATGCACTGTGTGGTGCTCTTGCGACTGTGTTAATACCTAACTTGTAATCACCAATAGTTTCTGTCTCTGTTCTTAATGCTTCACCACCTAATACACCAACTTCCTTGAAGTTAGAGTTAGAGAACTCAATGGTAGGTGCTGTCGCTCCTACAGCAGTTCCAGCAATGATTGTCTCCCATGGTTGTGTTGCCTGTGGAATCTGATCAATAACTTGGAAATGACAGTAGTTATTTGTTGGTGAGAATGGATCGCCAGGTTTAGCAGCATATATCTGCCATGTTAGATTTAATCTAGGATCATAGTAGAAGTTCTTAATTCTAATCTGTGAACTAGATGTAATTCCAATCTCTTGGTTAGTAAGAGCAACGCCACTATTAAAGTCTCTGAACTCTAATTTAACAACGTTTGATCCATCAAACACAATATTGTCAATACTATTGTTAGCAATCTGTGCAAAGTAGTTAGCGAGGATCCAACCAAGAGAACCACTCTTACCTATTTCAGATCCCTTAAGTAATACATCGCCTGTTTTTGCTAGTACACCACCATAATTTACAAACTGTCCTGCGTTTATTCTAGATCCGCCGTTTGCAATCAATGGAGATTGATTAGGTGTGATGTTAGAAGCAACACCCGCTACAGTATGTGTCTGGAATAAGTATCCCTGACCATTACCTCTAGCATTAAACTGGAATACAGCAGATTTAATTGTGTTCTTACTAATTCTGATGTCACCCTCAGTTGGAGGTGAGAATGAAGTTCTGTCTAGTCCTTCATCCTGTTCTAGTTGTGTAACTGGATCAACAGATGTGACATTTGAACGAATGATCAAAGCATCACGTGCCTGTGTAAGATCAGAATCTTGAACAGCAATGGTGATAGGTGATTCAAATGTGTTCACCAATTCACCGTCACCACCAACAACTGTAATATTCTGGTTGAATGTTACAGGAGTATCGAAGGTAGTAACTAATCCTCCTAGTGTATCATCCTCATCTCCATCATCTACAAGTGTTGCCCTGTCTATGAATGTCTCTTCACCAGTGATAGCATTGATTCTTCTGTTACCAATATACAAGTCACCTTGTGAGTTGATACCAGTGTAGAATACAATACCACCGTCTTGTTTCTTGGACTGTGCGTAGAAGTCTTCGTCTGGTGTGAGTACAACTTCTTGTCTTGCTGGTAAACCAGTACTGTAGTTACCTGGACCGAAACCGAGGTATTCAAATGTGTGGTTTCCTGCTCTTGCGATAGATGGTCGTCTAAGTTCGACGTAGTATTTCGTATCTGTTATTGATACAGCACCATTACCACCAATCGGTATCTTTCTTTGTTCAGATCCTGATGCAGCGTTACCACTTTGTGCTTCAATTGTATATGATCTTTCGATAAACGCTGGTTGTTCTGTCAAGTCTGCAACCATTTCTCTGGTTGTTGATCCTTTGAAATCGTTGACTGTAACAGCACCATGTACATAGTTATCAGCAGCAGAGTATGCTTGTGGTGGATCAATTAATCCAGCATAGTAATCTTTCTCTTTCTGTGTTGTACCAGAGTTGTTGAACCAAAGAGGATCGTTTCTATAGTTTAGAGGATATAGTTTACCGACTGGTTGTGAGAACTTAAACTTCTTAAAGTTGTTAGTTACACCAGCACCAGTTGGGAATGGTGAGATATTACCACGTAGTGCAGTTAGATAGTAAATACCATCCTGCTGACCTGAGATACGTTGTTGTAATGTCTCATATCCGAAGATATAGAATGTATCTTCAATAACACCAACATCATCAACACTATCAACATAGTATTCTACACCAGCGTCATCTTGTATTCTGTCGCCAGGTGTGATTGTGTAAACGTTCGCACCGTTTTGCTTGTAGAAAAACTGGGGATTATTTTTTGCAATTTGGGTCTTAAGAGGTAGTGATTTGCCCATATCCTGATCCTCTAGCATGTCAGCAAAGACTGTGCCTTGAGTAAATCTTGTATTGGCGTACTCACTATAAACTAGATCACCACCACGAATATTCTTGATGATAATATAATGCTCACCATTTATGGTGTAGTAAGCATGGATATTTGCAAGACCTGATGAGTTACCAGCAAATGAAACTGCGTTGGTAGATGATGCAAGATTATTTACTTTGCTTGTTACGAAGTTACCACCCTGTGGTGATGTGATCTTAACTGTAGTAAATGTCTCGTTTCTTAAGCCAGGGAAGTTCTTAGTATCGACACCATGATCAAATAGTGTTAGTTCTAAGTATTCAATGCTGTCATCTAATATGTCCTTAACTTTACGTCCAGACTCGATTGTTGCTTGGATACCAGATGTGAACTTAGCAAATGCTCTGTATTCAATACCAGCACCTGTTGTGTCTCTTCTGTATGGATCGTATGATCCAGATGTATCACCAATAAATTCACCAGCATCAACTGGGTTCTGGAATCTAGCACCATATACACTACCAACAACTGGTTTTAGTAGGATCTTCTGTGGTACTAACTTACGTGTGTCGTCAGTTCTAGTCTTAATAACAAATCCATTGATAGGATCTCTAGCGTTCTGTAAGTAACTAGGAATAACCATACGAAGTTTGTATGTTCTCTCATCAGCAATACGATTGTCTTCTAGACGCTGATACCACATGTCAGTGGATCTTTGTCTGTCTGCGTAGTCTGACTCCTTAATTCTCCAGAATATATTATTTTTCTTGACGTTATCTGGTTGTCCAGTAACTTCATCCCTACATTGAATGTACCATTTACCACTTGTTGCGGTAGCGTCAGTAAAGCCAGGATCAAACTTCATTGGTGAACGACGTTTGTTAGCAAATACATCAAACTTAGTTCCACTCTGACCAGATGCAAATGTAATTGGATTTACATTGTTAATAGCATCAGCATGTGACTTGTGTAATGTGATTACCTTACTGTTCTGGTAACGAGTGAAGAACTCAACGTTAGGATTAATTCTACCGATAGCAGAATTTTGTGGATCAGTAACTGCAACAGATGAATCATTTGCATAAGTTGTAGAAACTAGAGGTAGTACACCACCTTCTACTGCTCTGATGAATGCTTTCTGTGGAGTTGTTCCTGCATTTGGTACGTCAAATATATGTGAAACGTTGGTCATAATACCAGCGTTGACTGTATTTGTTAACTCTGCACTGTAGTTGTGTAGATCATACTTGTCATCAAGAACGAATTGATAAAGATCAATCTCAACATCCTTGTCTATACTATCTGTCTCAGATGCATAGATGTAGATACCAGCAGCAGCATTTTCTTTGGATGTTGCAAGCATCAATCTAGTCTGATCACTACCATTGAATAGTGTTGTTGCACCATAGTTTTCTGGTTGTGTAACTCTGCCTGGTGCGATTACATAATATGTTCTGTTAGTTTCAAATCCATTTGGTAGTCTAACAAGACGCTTGTCAACATCAACATACTTACCAGTTACTTGATCGAAACGGGGTCTTGGAACTAATCTTACGGGAGTTCCAGTCTCAAAGTTATGTGGGTTTGAAGGACCTGTACCAGCAACGTCAATTGTGAATAGTGTTGCTCTAGATGATAACAGTGCAGTGTTGACTGTTTGTTCTTGTCTAGTGACTGTGCCAAGACCACTGTTAATAATAGTAGTGATGTTACCGACTAATGTTTCAATGGCGTTTGCTGTTCCTGCACACTCTCTACTTGATGGTGATGTGGTTGTATCAGCAATAACTTCAGGACCTTCTGACTCAGGACCTACAGTCACAGTTGTTGGTAATGTGTCTGCCCAGATACCATTTTCATATACAAAGTATAGATCAATTGTTGTGCTATTCTGTAGTGCGTTTACAGTCACACCCTCAGTCAATCTAGAACCATTGACACCAAGTTCAACTTGTGTGTTACTTACAATTCTCTTGACATATGTTCCTTGTGGTATTGTTGTGTAAACTGGAGTTGGACTGTTACCTAGTAAGCCAGGTGCATTGTCTCCATCACGATAAGATCCAGCAGTGTATTCAACAACACTCATACCTATGATAATACCACGAGTATCGTTAACATCTACAATTGCAGAACCAGAGTTAGTTGAACAATTATATGCTAGAACATCGAAGTTTCTCATGGCAGCAGTTGCCATCTGTCCAACGTAATCCCATGCGTCTAGTGTTTCTGTCTTCTCCCCATCAATGTATTCTAGATTGTTACCAACATAATATGCTTCACCAGCCTGTATACTGTTTAAGTTACCACCAAGTCTAAGGTCATTAACAACAGCATCAACGATGTATGTGACATCACGGAAACACTTGGATGCTTCGTTATTGATTGTAAAGTCACCTGTGTTGAGTACGGGTAGACCAGCAAGTGTCCCGTCAGTGATTGCGTCATTGAGAATATCAAATAGAACCTCAATAGAACTACGAACGTTAGCACAATCCCATTCACCATTGTTTAGTGGAGGTAGAGCATCTAAATTACCATCATTAATAGAGTTGCAAAGGATGTCAAGTAAAGCATTGACTGTTGCACAAACATCAGAGCAGTTACCATCCTGATATGTGGATGGTTGATACTTACCAGCAGATCTTGGATATGCATGTGATGTCTTGTTCTGATCTTTAGTACATGTAAAGATGAGTGACTCTTCCTTCAATTTAATTGATGTACCAGATGCTAGACTATGGTTACCTATAGTCAATGCAAGTTGTCCACTTGTTTGATCATATACAGCATTTGATACGTTATGCTCAACTAATGGTGATGTGCCAACGTTAATTGTAATACTATAAGTTGTAACAGCAGTTGGGTTTACATTCTGTCCCTGTACTGGGTCACTTGCTCTAGGATATGTCTTAGTAGTTCCATACTGATCCATTCCACATGAGAATGTGAGTGAGTTATCATCTAATGATAGTGAATCACCTGTAGTTACGCCATGAGCAAATCCAAAGTACATTACCAATAGTCCACTTGTTGCATCATATGTTGCGTTGGTTGGTGTTATTTGTGCACCGTTAACAACATTGACTGCACCAGTTGTAGCACTTACAAACTTATGATCATAGTTACCACCAGATATGACTGCACCTGACTGTGCAGCAACAAATGTATGGGCGTATTGTTCGCCCGCTGGTGATGCACCAACGTTAATTGTAATTGATGTTGCAGTTGCAGATAGTATGTTGAGTGCTGTGTTCCAACCAGGATCTGCACCATCAGCAGTTGTCCTTTGTATACCATTAAGATTACCAACGCCAGCATCAGTTCCGATTGCTCCGATGATGATGTCCATCAATGAGTCAACAGCAGCGACTGCTGAACCACACTTAGGTAATAGTTCCTCATCATCCCAGTCGTCTACGATTGTATTGTCAATGATTTGTGTTAGATCGTTACCAGCAGAAACAGTGACTGTTTCATTCTTGATAACTTGCATTGCAACATTCTTAACTTCTTGGAATACCTTTGCTACCTCGTCTCTTTCTACATCTTGAATGATCTGTGGATATGTCTTACCATTAAAGTCATTAGTGATGTAACCTTTAGCAATAGAATATGTCTTATAGTTACCACCAAACTTAACATCCCACATTACATCACGTAACACATCATAGATGTCATCTAAGCAATCTTGTGCTGTATTTCCTGTAGATGGTGTGTATGATGGATATGCTGCTCTCATTCTCTCATATGCTTCCTTAGCAATAAAGAGTTGATTAGATATAACCATGTCATGTGCATCACACTCAATGTCTCCAACAATAGGAGGATCACCAATAGTGTCAAGTGTAATGTTTAGATCACGATCATAGTATTGATTGTTCAATGCACGTTGCATCAAATCTTCTGCACGTTTGAATGCAGTAACTGATGGTGCAACCTCATTGTCAACACCGTTAGCAATGAGTTGGTTACCCTTGAAGTATTCCTTAGTTGCAGCGATAGTAAACTCGTTACCACCAAACCAAAGATCTTGTGCAACTGCCTCAACTACAATACCCAAGTCTCTACGACACTTAGCTTCGCCAGGTATCAGTGTGCCAGGATTGGCAGCGTTATTCCAGATACCACCTGTGATATTACCAGCAGCGATAGCATCGGTAACGATAGTTCCTAGTGTGTCAATAGCAGACTGTACATCTGAACATGCACTTGAACTTGTTCTGCTTGTAATTGCTGAGTTCTGTTTTCTAACTGCGTTTGCTGTTGCAGATACAAATGTGTGGGCGTAGTTACCACCAGCGATAACTGCTCCAGCTGTTGCTGATACAAATGTATGTGGATCAGTGTTTGTAGATGGAACAGTTGTTAATACTTGAAGTGTAATTGTAGTTCCAGTTACTGACTCAATGTTAATTGCAGTATTATAAAATGGGTCATTACCATTTGATCTAGGATATGATTTCTCTGCAGCAGCACCTGTAGCACCGTTATATCCACAACTGAATGTTAATGAGTTAGGTGCTAACTTAATAGATGTACCAGCAGTTAAATCATGAGCACCAATCTCAAGAACCATTAGTCCTGTGTTAGGATCATATGTTGTTCCTGTAGTTGGTGTGTATGTTACTAGAGGTGATGTACCTACGTTAACTTCAAATGTATCATTAGTTTTATTTGCAACAGTCAACCATGTGTTGAATGTTGGATCAGTTGGTCTTGGATATGTTTTGTTAGCAGTATTACCATCCATTGTACATGATAGTGTCAATGAATTTTCTAAGAACTTAATCTTATCTCCGTTAGCAAGTCCGTGACCTGTAATAGTTGTTACTAGAGTTCCAGTTGTTGCATCATATGTCACGTTAGTAGGAGTTCCTACGTCAGTAGTTGATCCAGCATAAGTAGATCCACCTTCTGTAACTGTTAGATCTTTGTAGTATAACTGGTTGGTGATTGCTTTCTTCATCTCACCAATAGCAGTATTATATGCAGTTATACTTTCTGACTCTTCACCCTGTAGACCATTTGGCAATGGTGTACTTGCATTGGTAAAGTATTGTTCTGTGTATTCTCTGGTATGTTTGTTACCTTCGTGATACATGTCAACGGAAATAGCATCAATGAAGTATCCTAAGTCACGAGCACACTTGACTTCGCCAGGTCCTCTACCAGTACCATAGTTAACTTCTATTGGCATGGTGCTAAGGTTACCATTAGCAAGAATTGTAGTAACAATACCTGTTAGTGTATCAGTTGCAGCTTGTACATCAGAACATAATGCTGATTGTGCATCAATCAATTCATTCTCAGTGTTACCACCAAAGTTGACTGCGTTAGATGTAGCACTCACAAATGTATGTGCATAGTTACCACCACTCTCAACTGCACCAGTGGTTGCAGATACAAATGTATGTGGATCAGTGTTTGTGGAAGGAACAGTTGTTAATACTTGGAGAGTAATTGTTGTAGCAGTTACTGACTGAATTGCAATTGAAGTATTGAAGAATGGGTCATTACCATTTGATCTAGGATATGCTTTCTCAGCAGCAGCACCAGTAGCACCACCAAATCCACAACTGAATACTAATGATTCCTCTTTTAACTTAACATTTGTACCAGCAGTCAAGTTATGAGCACCGATTTCAAGAACCATCAATCCTGTATTAGGATCATATGTTGTTCCTGTGGTTGGTGTGAACTCTACAATAGGTGATGCACCAACATTGACTGTAATAGTATCTGCTGTAGATGAAGTAATTTCGATATACTGTCCAGATACTGGGTCGGTTGTACGAGGATATGTGTGGTTGGTTGCATTGTTATCCATTGAACATGTAAATGTCAATGAGTTATCTGCAATCTTAATATAGTCTCCTGTACTTAAATCATGGTTGGCAATATCAAGAACCATATCACCAGTAGATGCAGTATATGCAGCACCATGTGGTGTGTAATCTCTAGATACCTGACCGTATGCTGAGCCAGGTGCATTGTCTGCAGTTCTATCAATCGCTCCTTGTGTACCATTGTCTTTGAAGTATAACTGGTTAGTTATTGCCTTCTTGATCATGTCACGAGCTTTATTGAAGTTCGTGTTGTATACTGCTGAGTTGAATGAGAACTCAGGTGTTGTATTATCAGTAAAGAACTCTGCTGCAAATCTATGTGAGTAAACATTACCCTTACAGAATAAGTCAAGTGCAACTGAGTCAACAAAGATACCAATATCTCTACGACATTTCTCTTCGCCAGGTCCTGAGATATATGATGTCTCTGAAGGAAGACCAGATAGATTACCAGCAGTAATTTGTGCAGTAACAATATCAGTCAAAGTAACGATAGCAGACTGTACATCATCGCATGCACCAGACTGGTTGTTAGGAATGTCTCCACCACCTCCACCATACTGTGCAGGACCTGGTGTAACACTAAGATCTTGTATACTCAACTGGTTAGCTACAGCAAGTTTCATGTAGTCTCTTGCTTTGTTGAATGCAAATACACTTTCTGCTTCTTCACCCTGTAGACCACCAATGATCCATGTAGTACCAGCAGCATTGAAATATTCTGAGATAAACTTACGTGCATACTTATTACCACCAACAAATAAGTCTAAACCTATTGCTTCTATGAAGATGTCTAGGTCACGCTTACATTTTGCTTCGTACTGTCCGTGGTTTGGATACTGTGCAAATGTATCATTCCATGCTGTGTTTACAATCTCTACTCTGTTCTGTACAATTAAACGATAACCGTCAGCATATCTCGAACGTGCATCTGTTGCTTGGTCACCAACAAAATAATAGTCTGGATGTTGTACAGTTGTTTCTGCTAGTGCTGTGTCAACAATCTGATCTCTGTTCTTTGAAATCAAACGATATGCAGATGCGTATCTTGATCCTTCATCAGTCTGGTTGTCTCCATCAATATAGAAGTTAGGATGATCAACAGCAATCTGAGCAAGTGCCTTATCTCTAATCTCAGATGAGTTTCTTCTGATTAGACGGAATGCATCAGCAAGTCTTGACTGTGAGTTTGTCTGTGTATCAGTAGGATGATAGAAGTCAGGATGATATACAGATATCTCTGCGACTGCTGCATCAAGAATGAAATCTTTGTTAGCAACGATTCTGTTACGGGCGTCTTTATAACGGGATGCTGGATCTGCTTTAAGTGCTAAGTCAATAGTAACACCATTTGTTGTGTCACCATCTAGTTCTGCCTGTGAACCTGTCTTACCAACATTAATACCATATGGTGCAAGGTTACTGTTAGGATCAGGATCATATAAATCTGCTTTGTTTGGTAGTAAGTTAGCAATAGCAAGTTTACATAGATCTCTTGCTCTACGGAATGCGTAGGTTGCATAGTCCTCCTCACCAACTAGACCATTAGTTAGTGGGTTACCATCACCATCAAAGTATTCTCTTGTTGCTGCAATAACGTTTGCGTTACCACCATCTCTTAAATCTTCTGCAACAGCATCAACAACTAAACCAATATCTCTCTTGCACTTACCATCACCAATACCTTGAATCACTGCTGATCCATAAGTTCTGATCATGTCATCAAATGCTGTGTCAACAATATACTGTCTGTTTGCTGCAATCAAGTTACGAGCATCAAAGTATCTGTTACCAGCAGGATCTAAACCAGGATTAACATAAGGAATATTCTGAAGTCTAGGATATTTTTCTAGAATATATCCAAATACTTCTTCTTGGATCATGCGTCTGTTGCTTTCAATCAAGTTAGCAGCATCAGCATATACACTGTTGACTACACCACCACTAGGATTAAGAATAGATCCTTTTGCAATGTACTTAACAAAACCAGTTGGTTCTAGTGATGCATTGAAGAACTCATCTGTGCCAGGTGCTGGATCTAACTTAACATATAATTTGTCATCAGACTTAGCACCTAATCTATAACCATCAATTGTTGCTGCTGGTCTGACTAATGGATCTACAATATCTTCGTTGCCGAGGAATAATTTAGTATAGTTCTGTGATGTAGATAATGTTCCTTGTATATCAATAGTATAATAGGAAATCTTTTTAGTGCTGGCAGTATTATCAACAACTGTCTTAGGAGGAATAATATCTGTGATGAATCCACCCTTATCTTGGTTGAATGCAAATCCTTTGAAACCAATAGCATGTAAGGATGTGTTACCAAAGTTAGAGTTAGAGTTGGTGATTGACATGTCACCACCTGACTCCATCAAGAAGTGATCAGCAAAACCAACAGCAAAGATACTAACACACTGAATGAATGAATCTTCAGATGCTCTAACGTGGAAGTTTCTCCACTCATCTTTATAGTATGCGTCACCTTTTGTATGATATGGAACTGTAGCAAATGCGTCTACAAGTGATGCTTGGTTCCATGTGTTTGTATACTCGTCGTATCTAATGAATGCTCTATCATCTTTCTGTAGAGATACACCAGTGTACTGAGCGATAACCATTGATTTGAAACCAGTGGCTTTCAAACCATTTGCCCAGATACCACAAATACCCCATGTAGATCTGATTGATACGTTAAAGACATATGGTGATGCAGATTCAACTGAGTCAACTTCTGCTAATGCCTGTGCATTCTGTCCAAGTGCTGGTGTTGTGTCAACACTTACAGTCTGTCCAGACACAATATTACTACCAATTCCACTTGTTACAAATGGAACTAGATATTTAAATTTACGGGCGTCGTTCTGATCAATCTCTTTGATCTCGAAGATACCTTCTAATACGTCATCAATTTCTGTGTTTGCAATAGCAACAAACTGTCCTTGGAAATATCCATGGTCAACTTTAGTTGTTACTGTTACTTCTGTAGTAGATGCAGGAATACTAGGATCAGTTGTAGCATCAGTAAGAGTCAAACTCTCAATAATTCTAGAGTCAGATAGAGGACCTACAATTCTGTTTTCTTGTACTCTTGTATCAAATTCGCCAGGATCATCAATAGTTGGTTGATATGCAGAGAATGCCTTAGCAATTTTTCTGTAGAATAGATTTAACTCATCTGTATCTGCATATTCAAATACTGTTAGTTTGTGGTGAGAATAGTTAGGTGCTGCTAATCTAGTAAAGTCAGATGGATCGTAGTAAACTTTACCAGTTCCAGCTGCAGCATCATATAGAGGAGATTCAGATGTTGTTTGACCATCTTTAAGAGTAAACTGCCAGAAATAACAACCACCAGTTACATTGAACATAGCAGTACGAGGAATCTCTCTTTCTGTTACAGCAGGATCAGGAACATAAAGAGGTCTTACAACAGTTCTTCTTAAATCATAACCAACGAGTGATGAACCACGAGGAATAATGGCACCACCTTCAGTGTTATTAAACTTATAGTATACGTTATCAGAATTAGATAAATCTAGGATGCTGTCATCTGTCCAAGCATTGTTTGCTTGATCAAAACCAAATATATCAACGCCACTTGTGTCTACTAAACCAGGTCTATTATCAATATAATGGATGCCAGGCATCAACATTATAGTGAATTGGTCGAACCTATCATTTCCAAATCCTGGTAGATATGAATACCTAGCAATTTCTAAAAATGCTCTCTGTATGCTTTTAAATGGTACAACTGGTGAATTACCTCTGTTAGATAATGCATCGGTTGCATTAAAATCATCAGGCGAAACATAAAGATACTTACCAGTCTTACTGCTGATAAGGTTATCCAAACGTGATAATGGCATGATTACTCTCTGATCCTGTAGTTAAAACTTTCCTCGTGATTTATTTATACACGCAAAACCCCCAGTTTTGCTGAGGGTTCTAAGATATGGTATAGGTTAGATTTGAACCTTATGTAATTACGATTAATTCTGGTAGTTGTACGTATCCATGATCCAATAATCTATGGCAGTTTGCACATAGAGGAGCACACTTATCTATCTCTTCTTTTAATGCAGTATAACTTGATATACACATCAACTTAGATATACTTGATGCTTTCTCTGACTGATCTATATGATATAGATCCATAACTTCTACGGGATAATCTTTATTGCAAATGACACACGGGTGTGATTTAGCATCATCAACCATTTGTTTCCTTCTTTTTGCACCGACTTGATTTACTTTTTTTGTCTTGGAATTTTTTCTTGCCCACTCCCGTTGATATTTTCGATTTTCCTCTTTGTCTTTGATAGGCATGTTACTGTCTCACAAACTTAAACGCACCGTAGTCAGAACCCCATACCTTAGTACGACTCTCTGCATGTAATCCTTTATCTGTTACCTGATACTCTGTCTCACTCAACATAACTTCATTCTGAACATATGTTTTTATACCATTCCATGTTACCCAACACTCACAGGTAGATGTTCCACCAAAAAATATTTTATTACCTGTCTTTCTCATGATGACATCACACCCTTCACGATATTTTAATATATCATCAGTAATTTTATCTATATTCTTACACTCTGCGAATTGTAGAGGATTTATAATCTCATAATTCTTCAGACGATATTCTTCATTTTCTTGTACAACATCAATTACGAACTGTCTGTAGGGTCTGTTCAAAAGATAGTTGTATGCTTGCTCCCCATAAATGCGATTCCCACCAATTAAACGATGAGAGACACGTATATGTGCATAACGAGTAGGGTGGGATTGTGCTTGTCTTTTATTGGCAAACGTTCCCACTAACAATTCAGTAAATTCATTCATTCGGGTAAAATTTCTCGATTAAGAAGATCTAATTCAAATAAAACTGGATGACATTCTTCTTCCATCAGGTAGTCACCCCATCTCAAAATATCTTCTAATGTATACTCTGGATTAATAGCACATTCTGTAAGAATCCACTTGTCTTGCTTCTGATAATTTTCTAAACCATCAAATGCAAAGGGTATATCATTAATAAAATACATTCTAACAGGTTCACTGTCTACAAATACATGTCTTTTGCCGATTGGGTATTTCATAATATTCTACATAACACTCATGTTTTTGTCAAGTCTTAAGAAACATCTCGTGTAAAGTTTCTTTTAGTGTTCCAATATGGTCTTTGCCTATTGTAACTTGTGGGTATTTAGCGTCTCCACCAAATTCCATTTCAAACTCTGTCTGAGTGAAGTCTTCTCCTAGCACATACTCGTGGAAACTATGTCCTTGACTTCGCAAAAGTGAAACTGCACGTTCACACTCTTGATTTCCATTAGAATAAACGACTGACTGTTGCATGGTTGATTGTAAGTCCTATAATATATGTATTTTTAGCAATCTTTAGACATATCCTCTGCCATATTTCCACCAATCTCTGCACCTTGGTTACCACCAAACATTGCTACCCATCCTGCTGCTACCCATCCTACGAATGGTATAGTGCTAAGAGTAGGTGCTGCTGCTGCACCAACGCTAGTGCCTACAAGTCTTCCAGTTCCTTCTGCTGATCCTATTGCTTTTATACATGCTTCACTTTGTCTAGCAGCAACTATCTCTGCTGTCTGCCCTGCTGTCAAACCAGGTTTCTGATCTAACCATGATCTAGTATTAGATACTGCACCACCTTGGTTGGTCTTACCATCCATAAAGTATTCTTCAGCAACCTTAGTTGTGTTAGTTGCAAGTCCCAAGAACCCTGCCTTCTCTTTAATATCTTTAGTAATATATGCTGTTGCAGGATCATTTGCTCTGTAAGCAACTTTATACCCATCCTCTGTTACCTCTGCCTGATAAGTTGTATAGTCACCTACAGGTAATTTTAAATCTGGTAATTTACTTTGTTGTCTAGTTGACAGGACACCTATCATAGCTATATGTGATACACCTACGAGAGTTCCTAAACTAATTCCAATCCACTTATTCATTTGTCTTCATTTACTCACCTAAAGTATGTATAACAGGTTTTTCGTTCTTTAAAATGTTATACAATTCCATATTCTCTGCAGTAGATACTGGATAGAACTCAGCACTGGGATCAAACCCATCGTATCTCTTTGCCTGATTAATTACTATTGATCCATTCTCTCCTGATGTAGACCTATGGAACGTGCCACGAGGTATTATTAATGCACCACTATGTCTATTAAGATGCACTATATGGTATTGATATCTCCAATCTCTATTGACTAACTCAAAAGTTCTCTCACCTGATAATACTCTATTACAGTCATCTTGAAAACTATGGATATAGAACTGTTTACCTCCCACGCAATCAGGTGGAGGTGATATGGCAGGACCTGTGTGTACCACAAGATCACTAGCATTTGATTCTTCTACAGATATATCATAAAATATTACATCATCTGTTTCACGAAACACACGGTGTCTCTTAAAATGTATGTCACTCATATCATTGTCATTGCATGTTGTAATTCTCTTGCGTGTTCTAATTCATCTGATGCTATTTCTTGTATTTTAGCATCTTCTGGGTGATATGCACCATACTTAACATAAGTTTCATATGCATGCTTTTCAATCTTCATGTTGATGTCGTAAGCGTCCATAGGATCAACGAGATAGTAAACAACCATGATCCAATAATAAAGTAGAACAAGATGTTTGGCAAAAAACCTGTCGATCCAATGCTTATTGCCTTCCCTAAGTTCCATTTCCTCCAGATGCTCTGTTTCATTTAATGCTTGGTAAAAATGTTCCTTCATTAAGTATACATGTTCTTCACCTCGAAGTCCAAGACTTTCACGAAAATGTAACACACTGATAAAAGCAAAGTAAGGTGCTCTGGCAATCACTTCAAGAACCCAGAACCTCTGAAAATCTCTACCTCTGTAGAGGAAGTCTAAGATATAGATTGTAGTATCTAAGACGAATGTGTTTATTTGTTTCATATAGGTATTTATACTGAGAACAACGCTTTCATAACAAAATCTTTAGATAGATCAGGTTCCCCAAACATATCCATTTGTATTATATCAGCATTTACCTCGATGTCATCCTTATTCTTACGAGAATGTAACCAATAGCACGTACCATCCTCTCTTATATAAAAGTAACTGGTGTTGTGTGAGTCAAGACAAAAGACAGCATACAAATAAGGGTATTCCCTCTTAGCATTTGGATCTGGTTTACATGACTTACCCATGCTTCCATACATGGGTTCTTTACCACTACCATGAGCAGGGGGTATGTCTCTCATGACATGCCAATCATATCCTGTCATTTAATCAAAACCACCTCCATGGTAACATTGACATACCTACCATATTTAACAATGGTTCAAATGCTAGTGCAATTAATGTAAACATTAAAACTTCTATAAAAAGTCGTTGTCTTGGTGAGAACTTTGACTTCCATTTTTCAACTTTCTCCCCTACCTTCTCACAACGTCTTAACAAACCTGTCTTCTTTAGAATTAGTGTTGCCCACCACTGTGGATCTACTAAGTTTCCCAAGGTCTCTATTGTAAATTTACAATATGCTTTTATAAGTTTAATCAATCACGTTGTCTCCAATCATCAGATCTATCAGGTTTAAACCAGTCTACTATTTCATCTGGTGAACCAAAACCCCTACGGTGATTACTTGAATCGGGGTCTCCAATATTCAAGTGATTAAGAAAAGACTCGTCTGGATTTACACTCATCCGACGAGCCTTTTGTAGCATACCTCTCGCTGAGGTGTTTGCTTTAGATAATTTTTGTGCCCATATCATATCCTCCATACTTACATCTGTTCCCGCTGCAATTGACTTGCAAATGCCTTCTAACCGAAGACGATATTGTGTGGAAAGCATATCACCCATATAACTAAAAATTATTTATAGTATAACCAATAGTTATATCTTGATTTACCAATCATTCTCCATCTCTATTTGCTGTGCAGGACAGGGAGGTGTTGTTCTATGATAATTGACATGTAATATTTCTATAAACAAAAGAGAACAAACAATTATCATATTGATCTGAAACAACGGATGCTTGAGTAAATTCATTACATAAAAAAAGACCCCTACTATGTAGAGGTCTGTAAGTTCCGAATGTAGAGACGCACGAAAGGTCTCAATACTATTTAGAATGTGTACTTAAGTCCTGCCTTTCCAGACCAGTCTACGTCATCAACGTTAGTTGCACCAGAGAGTTCTCCGTATACTCCTACGCTATCAGTGATAGACTTACCGCCACCAATGTAACCGATTAACTCAGTGTCACCGAACTCATCAGCAGTTTCTGTGTGAGTTACTGTAGGACCACCTGATACATACCAGTCAATTCCGTTAGGAGTTGTACCTTCGTATCCAACTTGGAATTCCCAAGTTCCTGATGTATATGCTCCGTCTGGATATGAACCACTTGCTTCCACATTAACGTAAGGACCTGCAAACGCAGCACCAGAGAATAGAAGAGGAGTTGCAGCAAGTGCTGCGATTGTTGATTTGATCATTTTTGTTTTTGTTTTTCTCGCAAGATATACTATTCCTGCGGATGTGAGACTACACCGACATGTGAGTCTTTTCGCAGGGTTACGATCTTTCGAGTCCTGTACTGTATATTATAATACTTAATTTAGATTTGTCAAGCTTTTAACCGAACTCTGACATAGTAAACCTTATACGAAATATAAGAAAACCTAATATTAATTCAAGAATATCATTGCACCAGTAATCTTGACTGCTGCTGTACCATCCAAATTTAGGGTTGCTGCAGAAACGTCCATGACACCCTCAGACGTAATCATAGCAGAACCTGTACCCGCCATGTCTAATAATCCTGCTGTGCTAACCTCGACTCCACCTGTACCTTTTACTGTAGTAAATCCTGATGAAATTATATCTGTTGCTGCAGTACCTCCAGCAGCAAATTGTGTTCTGGTACTCAAACTCATTCCAACTGTTCTATTCGTAATTAGAGCACCAGGACCTCCAAGAGAAACTAAATGTAAACAACCAAGAGTTCCTATAACAGCATCCTGTGCTGCTCTCATGTTTATGCTGCCTGGTGAAATTATATTGACCTGTGCACGAGGATCAAATTGCATGAATGTTTCTTCACCAGCACCAAAAGACATTTTCTGACCTGTTACGATATCTTTCTCGTTAACAGTTATAGTGTTAACACTAGCACCCTGTAACTGTAAGTCACCCTGTGCTGCAATTAATATATTTTGTGCGTCAATTTCTAGTTGATCAGTTGCTGTTATTAAAATTTTTGTTGCTTTTATACTATGTTGACCACCTATACATTCTTCTACAACATCGCCATATGCAAGAACACTTAATGCTTTGCCCTTACTTTTTGTTCCTCCCATATTGTATTCATAATATGAAGTAGAAAGATGTTTTTGGTTTGTGCCACCTTCCGAATATAACCCAAGTACAGCACTTCCAGCAATTTCTGTGTTTTCAGGACCTGTGCGTATTCTGATGCCACCATCATTGCGATATGACATAAAACAACCACCACCTCTAGGACCATCAATCCTTAAAGTCATTGTTTCTTCGTCTGGAAATACTCTTTCGTAAATTTCTGATCTAGTTCTCCAACCCTTAGCAAGAGTGGTAAAACGAGGACCATCACCTAATTCCTGAGTCTCATCAGGGGTCGTCTGCTGAAAAATATCGTCTGGATAATCAACAGCGGGAAAAAATACGCTTTTTGATTGTTGCTTTGGAGGTGTCATGGGCAATCAACGTAGCGACCAGTTCCAATCTTAGTAGATCCAACTGCTGATAGTGCTTCTGTATTAAGACATGCTAATGATGGCATTAATCTAGCACCAGATCCACCACCACCTCTAATAGTAATAGGAGGAAATGCAGAGTAAGTTGTTGTTCTATCTAAAACACGAACTTGTACTAACAAACCATTTTTTACTATTGCTTCCGCACGTCCTTCTTCTCCATCCACAAGAATTGTTGGAGCACTTGTATATCCTCTGCCAGGACTGAGAATACTAAATGCATCAATAATACATCTAACATCATTATCTGATGCAAGATTTTTCTTGTAACCAAATCCTGATGATTTAACTCTAATTTCAGTTAAGAATCCATTGCCATCTAATAATCCTGTTGCAGTAGCACCGACTCCCTCACCAGCAATGAATACAATAGGAGGTTCTGCCCATGCATCACCTTTATCTTCTACAGGAACTTCTATAATTCCTCCATTATCATCAGTTATAACATTTCGAGTATTTACAGTTGGTGGTCTAAAAGTTTCGTAAACAGTAGATGTATCATCGCCAACACCTTGATCAGAATCACCTATACTCTGGTCACTATCAGTAAGAATAAGAACATCTACAGATGCACCATTACCATTAAGTGTGAAAGTTAATGTTTCTTCATCTTCAATTTCTTTATCATCATTAATACCAACAGTAATTTTTGCTGTATTATCTTGAATTACAAACTGTCCTCGTAATGAATTACCAACAATATCTGAAGGTGTTATATTATCACCAGTCAAGTAATAATATAATATAGATCCATTTGGAATATTTGTTGTTGTAACTGTGTATATAATAAATTCTCCCTCAGAAACTGTTTTTCTATTTGCAACAACACTGAATGTTGGATTTGGATCTGGATCACCATCTCCCGTTGGAAACCCGTCTATATCAGGTGTCTCATCAATATTTGCAAATGGATCTACAAGGTTTGGATTGAATGGATCGTATGGTTCTTTCAAATCTCTCTCTACTATAGTTCCAACACCTATGTTTTTCTTAAATATTGTTTTTACATCATTACCTTCTGGAGAATTTAATGTTAATTTCACATAAAAAACTTCATTATCATCGCTTTCGTTATCTACTAAAGTTTGAACTTCTAAAGTTTTTTCAGTTTCGGTAGGAGCAAATCCTAATATATCATCTACAGCAAGATAATCTGTACCAGCAGTAGCACTCCCTTGATTTGCTAGTGTTTGTACTTTAACAGATGATGCTATGCCAGTAAAACCACTTCTAGTAACAGTAAAACGAGCAGAACTTCCCTCTTCTACCTCTACATCTGTAATATCGTATGTGATTTTAGGTTGTTTTGTTGTATCTGTAGGAAGTTTAGGAACCCCACCTATAAATCCAATTGTTGTTACTGTTAATGGAGATCCAGTGTACGCTTCTTCACAAGTATACTGTGTATAGTCTCTTGGTGTATCACCAAATAAATTATCAATACCATCTAATAATCTATCTAAGAAATTCTCATCATCATCTGTTTTTTCCTCACCAGTTGTACATTTTTGCTTAACTTCTTCGCAACTTCTATCAGTTCCAGAACAACTAATTCCTAATAAATTTAAAATATAATTGATTGCTTTTCCGATTACATTGAATGGAGCAGCAATAGCACCTAGGATATCTTGTAGAGGACCTAAGACACTATTAAGCAATTGATTCATTAACTGATAAATTTTAGAAATAATACCATTCACTAACTCATCAACCTGACAAATAGCAGCACGATAGATTTGATTAATGTAACTCATTAAAAGATTTGTCAACCACTCAGCAATTCTAAGATATAAATCTTCCATTTTACATCCAAGATCTTTAAGCATCTTGTTCATCCATTCAGTTGCACCTGTCAATACATTTCCACTTTTGTTTGGTCTTAGAAGGAATTTTACTAAAGCGTCAACTGCATCTCTAATTAGTTTTGTTATGTATCCTTTGGCTCCTGCAATAAACTCTCTAATAATTGCAACTATTTTATTTACGTATGTCCTTGCCTTTCCTGTAGAACTATAAAGTCCTCCAGTATACTTGTCAACGTAAAAAGTTCCTATATTACCATTATTATTTTGTACATTGTAAAGAAATTGACCTAGATTAGTTTTTATTTTATCTTTGAGTTTCTTTTCTTTGCAAGCTTGTGCAGTTTCTGTACACCAATCTTCTTGTTTTATAACTTCAATTTTATTACCAAGATCTACTTTAAATTGAGCTTTGCCATTATATTCTTTCGTTGATCCATCAGATTGTACACCAACTAGATCGTTTGTCTCTGATTTACTCGGATCTCCATCTTTATCTGGGTTTACAGTAAATCTTGGTTCTAATCTTATTCCAGTTTTAAATCTAGAATCATCATCGTCTGGTGATACTTCATTCTTGACTGTAGTAGCACCAGGCACTTGTCCAATAGAACCCATGATGATAGGTTTCTGTTTATCATTATCTAAGTAGAAACCAATCACCCAACAACCTGGTATTAGTTGAGCAGATGCTCCACCAATATTACCAGGCATGAAAGGTGTGGTAACAGGCATCATCACAGTTGCCCATGGTAGTTTTTTTGTTTCTAAGAGTTGCTTAGATCTAGGATGCTCTCCTACAATCGCAACCTTATACCGCCAACCACCTTTTCCTTTGGTGTTTGACGCAGTTTCTTCTATTTGACCTACCCACCAAGATAATCCATCATTACCTATTTTGTGACTAGGAACTAACCGTGACAGTGCTTCATCATTCATGTTTAATCGTCATATATTAGACACTCAGGTTCATCAGGGTGTACATCACAGAATACCTCTAATACATTAGGGTCATGATGATCTCCTGCCTTTATTTCGTCTTTGTGATGTTCTACATACTCTTCTAAGTCATGCAACTCATCTTCAATGTGATGACGCATGGGTTCTGATGTTTTTGGATCTTCAAGGATTTCTTTGTCCTTTTTGATATGATCTTCAATTGATTTCATTGTATTTACCTCCGTACAGTATGTACATTATTATTTATTCGCCATGTGCTGATGGATCTACATCAGTTCCATAAGAATCTCTGAATAATCTTAGCGTAGAATATCCATTTCCGCTAGTACCTCCGTTAACAAAGTTAAATGTATGTGTGACTTCCTTAACAAGATAAACTCCACTAGACTCTTTATCGTATGGTGTCTCCTCCTTCAGTGCATCTGGTAACTTACTGTTTAAACGTAATGTAATTTTATCTCCTGAGCAAATAAGAGGATTAGGAGGAATTTTTAATGTTCCCTCTTGATTCTTAAGTAAATCATATCTAGCAACTGACTGTGCAGCATAATATTTTACCCAATCAGCATATTCTGTGGGATTTTCTACCTTTGGATCTTCTGGATCTTTTACCTCTGGATCATCATACCATGTCTCACTATCCAATACAGCAGACATAACTCTAGTTGGTTTTCCAGATAATTCATCAGTATTTCCTGGCACTAGAGATACTGTAGATTGTCCTCCTAGATGTGCCATGTTACTATAACTATCTTTAATTTTATAAACATACTCATCATATTGACCAGTACTGTGATTAAAAAATACCATTTTTGTAGAATATTTACCGAGTCTTAATGATGACATAAGATCAACTTCAGCATTAAGAGTAAATGCTGTTATATTAAACCTAGCATCTCCTGATGCATCTGTATTTGCTATAACCTCAACATAAGGACCCCACGATTGTGATTTTAAACTTGGTACGTTATCTTTTTTAACTATAAAGAGTTCTTCTTCAGATGTATCACATAAAGCATCTATTGAAAAAAGATTATATCCTCTATTATTTTCCCAAAAGAAAAAACCAGCACTTCCTCTTATCTGTTGTTCCGATCCCGTTGTATTTTCTGTTTGATCTTGTCCATATGTTGTTTTACTAGATACTGATCTTTTTATAAGTTGTGCAACTATATCAAATGGTCTTTTATTATTAGGAATCATTCTTACTTTAAATCTTGATGGTTCAGAAAATACTTCTTTACTTGATTTTAATTCCTCTCTAATCATTTTAATAATTATTGATGATGGTTCTCCATCTTGCTGTGTCTGAATTCTAACGCTTTCATTTACTAAAGCTTCTTCAGAAACTAACAGTAAATTATAAACTTGTTTCTTACCATCTATAATTCTACTAGCAATTTTATAAATTCTAAAACTATATTTTTGTGCATCTTTATTAAATGAGTGTTTTATTGCCAATTCAACTTCTTCACCACCTTCTATTGGAAAAGTGTTAATAAAATCTTTTGAGTCACTAAGAACTAAAGCTCCTGATACAAATGGAGACAATATACTCTCCATGTAATCAAAACTAATTATCATATCAGTTCCAATAGTTCTTTCTTTGCAAACTTTTGCTTTATTATCAATTTTTCTGAAAACACAACCCTCAAGTGATATTTGAGTTGGGTGTTGTTCTTTCTTATCTTCTGCCATTACTTACTCATGATAGAAAAACCTGTTATAAACTTAGTTAGGTCATCGTTGAAACCTTGTCCTAAATTTTCATTACCACTTTCCTGTCCTCCACCTTGTCCACCACCATTGTAGTAATTGTTATTAATTACAGTAGTTGCTATTGGATTTACATTTTCATTCTGTAATTTCATTGAGTTATTTTGTCCAACACTCTTCATATATCCGTCCATTGTTCCGTCAGCAAGTGGTTGTGGATTTAAAAACTCATTTGCAACTAAACTTGCTAATGTTGCTAATCCTCCACCTCTAAAGGATGATAAAAATCCAAATCCTCTCTTCACTGCTTGTCTTCCTGCTGGTGTAGGACCTGATCCAAAACCACCTTCATTAGCAGCAACACCTGGTCTAAATCCACGAGTCAAATCCCATCCTCCCATTTTTCCACCTTTGCCAAATTTTCCACGTTGTTTCCAATCATCTGCCATTAGATCTTTCCACTTCATCGTATCTTCTTTTGGAGTATAACCCTTGTTAAACCAATTA